TGAAAACGAATCTACTAACTACGGTTACAAATTCGGTCAAGAAGAAGAAACTTACAACATCGTTGCAGCACACGGTTACTTTGGTCGTTTAATTTTCCAATACGCTTCATTCAACAACTCTCCTAATTCAGCCTTTCTAAAGGCGGGGTATAGACACAAAGTCTGGCCCTCCAATGGATATGAACCGGATTATACGGTGTGGTCGCCCGAAGTTATTACTTCGTACAACGCCCGCTCCTCCGTAATCACCGATGACATCGGGAGAGATGGTAGTTTCCGAGAATGCACTCACGTGCAGACCTGGATGTCTACCAACTGTTCCCAGGATGATATACTAGTGGGGGCTTTCCCCCGCTACTATGGTCATCTTAATGTCGTCGTTAACGGTGCTGACAGTGATTCTGCTAAGAATTGTCTTACGACACTTCTTAGCGACATCCAGACTCGAGGTGCGGCAGAAATGCCTACTATCGACGAGTTTGCCTCTTTGGCCAAGAATGCTATGATGCCCTCACTCTCGGACGGAAATTCACTTCTGAATTTCCTCTTCGAGCTTCGAGACTTCAAGTACTTGGGACGTGGAATCATAGATAGATTCTGGAACCGGAGTCCTCAAACGAGGATTGGGGTTGACGGGATTATCGACACGCTTTGGGATGCTTTTGGACAGAAACCTTGGGCCTCACGGCCTCAGAATATGTCCTCAGCATACCTCTCCTGGAAGCTGGCCTGGCAACCGTTTTACAACGATTGTAAAGCTCTATATCAAAAGATAATCTCTATTAAGAGACGTATCCAAGAGTTCGAGCGCAGGGCAAACCAACCACAACAACGATATTATGGGAAAACCTATGAGGTCGACCCTATCGGTGGTAGCTACCAGAGTAATTGGACCGATTGGTCCGATTACGGGATGTACGCCTTACAACGTCGTACTAAGAAGGTTGAAACGGGAACTAACAAAGTTCGCCTCACGGCGACTATGCGTTATCGTTACGAACTTCCTCCCGAGCTCAAGTCGCTAGACGGCGCTTTAAGCGCTTATCTAGACGTACTAGGAATTAATGGCAACCCTGCCATTATTTGGAATGCGATTCCATTCTCATTCGTAGTTGACTGGTTTGTCAACGTCGGTGAGTTCCTAGAGTCGATACGTTTTGATAACGTACGACCAATGACAATAATCAGCGACTTCTGCGTTTCTCAACGCAGCGAACGGAATATGATGCTAGCTTACCAGCTAGGATTACGTCCCGATGACACAGACAACATAGTTGTCTTTCCTGAAAAGGGTGTCTTGTCGCGTCAGGTTCGATATAAGCGTGAAGTGTTAAACACTGATGCTACTATCGGCATGATGACTACTGGAAGAGGTCTGGTTGGCTCTCGAGCTGCTGTTTTAACAGCACTTGGTGTCGTCAATCTCCCCCGAGCTGGAAAGCTCCGCAAGGGTATCTATTCTGGATACCACGTAAGAGTGCGTTAACTCACGTAGCGCTTGGAAAACGCTACGGGGCGTGTGGACACTACTGTCTGTACGTTCCTCAAGGCCCCTCATGGGGCCGCGAGCTAGAGACACCTCTAGATCCATTGTGGGATAACTACCCACCTTGCTGACAATATATGTACGCCGAAGGCATCACAGTAAACCCGAACCCATACACAGGTGATAACCTGGGTAACACATTGACTCGTATCTCCCTTGAGGGAGACGGAGACACTGTGCTTGGGCTCCACCGCATGAGCGGAACGACCTCAGCTCAACCCGTTGATATCGAGATTCAACACTCGACTATCAAGCGTGGCAAAGCTAAGTACGTCCGCTCTACTATCGCCATCATCCGTAAAAAGATGAATTCACCTACCGACAACCCAGAGGGCGTCGGAGCAGAAGGGTATAACAATACCTGGCGCCTGATCAATGAACGGCCACATATCGCAGGTGTTATCACCGACGCTTTGTGTGTTCAAGATCTGGGTCGATTGCTCGCGTTCTTCGGAACGACGCTCTCGACCGGCGGTACACCTTCTGGACCAGTCCAGAAGTTCCTTAACAAGGAGGCCTAACATATGTTAGGTCGCGTTGTGTTGGTTCAGTTTCTAGCAGTAGGTTTAACCCTATTGCTAGTCTGGTTGGACAGTCCGTGAGGACTGTTAATGGAAGCAAGTAGCTTCTGATGCCTAAAACGTACCTGTATTGAGTTGACTAGCTTGGATTACATCCTACTATGAAAAGCAATACCAGCAAAAAGCCTGTTAGAGGATTTGACACCTCTAAACGAACCCCTGTTAAAGCGCATTTACGCGCGGGGTCTTCGGCACAGTTCTACTGTGATGTGCTTGTCCGGATTAGGCAACAGCCTGTCCGTCCTGTAGAATCGCGTTGTGAAACGCCGTTCTCCGTTACTGAGTGTGACCGCGACTGTCTAGAAATAGCCAATCGCGTTCGCAGTGAAGGTATTACGTTTTTAACACGTACCCTACCACTACTAGGCAAAGCCATTGATAAGGCTCTGCTCGGTGACTCAGCCGCCTTCGCCACTACGCCCTTTAGAAAGGCAAGTGGCAGCGCTCTACCCCTATTCCTAGGGGACGTGCTGCGGAGAGTATTTACTCTAACCGGTACGGTCCGCAGCGATGCGGACCCACAGTCCGTGGGACTGCTACGCCAACTAACGTTTAGCTTCTACAAGCTAGACGTGCCATACGATCAAAAGTGTAATGATGAAGTCATCACCAACTTTTGTGAGGTTGATAAAAGCCTACCTGTCTGGTTTAATCGCCAGAGGGGAGGGGGCACTAACGAAGCGGCAGTCCGATTCTGTAATCTCCCTATTGGGGATGTTATTGATCTCGGACCGTCGCTCTCGCTTTGTGCTGAAGTCGCTCGTTATGTTATCGCTACTACGATTGGGTCTCTCGACCCTCTCGATATCCTACCCAGACATGGGCCTGGATCAGTTGCAACCGGAGAACGTGGGCCTGAAAAGATCCACTTCTCCACCATAATTGAGCGTCTCGACCGCATATACCCATTTATGGAGTATATGAAGTACAACCTCACTCACGTATCTGATACGTGGGATAACCCGCTAACATCCGTAAGTACAGGTACTGCGAAAGTAGTCCTGGTCCCGAAGGATAGTAGAGGGCCTCGTTTGATCAGTTGTGAGCCACTGAATAATCAGTGGATCCAGCAAGGCCAAAATCGCGTCTTGGTAGACGCGCTGGAGGCGCATCCATTAACTAAAGGTCAGGTCAATTTTAGAGACCAGACCGTTAATGGTAAACTTGCGTTGCGCGCTTCTCTCTCGAGAGAGTTCGCGACACTGGACATGAAGGATGCTAGTGATCGAGTATCCTGGGCGCTTATAGAACTCCTCTTCCCTAAACATTGGGTTGAGGCACTGTGGGCATCCAGGTCATCGGCTACAAAGCTTCCGAATGGCAGTATTGTGCAATTGAAGAAATTCGCACCTATGGGGTCAGCTGTTTGCTTCCCTGTAGAGGCATTATGCTTCTTTGCGCTTGCAGTTGGCGCAGTCTATAGTAAACAAATGAGATTAGAGAACGGCACCCTGTCGCACACTGTGCTTCAGGACCGCCTCGAACCTCGACGCATTAGGAATATTGCGTCTACCATATTTGTTTACGGTGACGATCTAATCTGTAGAACCGAAGACAATGGTTCAATCAGATCATACTTGGAGAACTTTCATTTAAAGTTCAATGAAGCCAAGTGTTGCGTGACAGGATTCTTTAGAGAGTCCTGCGGTGTTGACGCCTTCAAAGGCGTCGTTGTTACACCGATCCGTTTTCGGAAACACGTCAGATCATCACTTGCCACACCAGAAGCCTACGTCTCTTGGATCGAGTATTCAAACTCTCTCTTTGAGAAAGGCTATTGGCAGGCTGCCATGTATATATCAGAGGAATTGCAATCCGCAAGGATCACACCTACTCTGTACACGGCAGACGGAGAAAAAGCCCGCCGTAAAGGCGGGTTATTCTTCTATCGCCCATTCCCTGGATCGCCTAGGAGTAATCCTAGGCGCAACAACCACATATCACGCTGTGAAGCGTTGCAAGGCTGCGAAGCCTTGGTGTGGACTGCTGTTACCGCGAAAGCGCAATCAACAGATCTCGGCTGGGGTGAGCTCTTACGAGTTCATAGTCTCCTTGGAGACGACCCCGAGACCATCAAACTTACGTTTGGTGGTAAGATGGCTGGTGTATACGCGGATGCACGCCGCTTTAAGCTAAAACGTGCATGGGTGTCTATTGACCGTTGTCAATAGGTTCACAGTTTACGGGAAGGGTAAAACCAACTACAATGAACTTAGAGTTCTGGCCTAGCGGCCTGTAGTAGGGTGTTACCACCGC